TTATCTTCATATAAAGTTAAATCTTGTTGTAAATCAAGATACGTTTTTAAGGATATATCATCCCAATTTGTTGGTACTTCTACTTTTACTTGTTTCTTCATATTAATTTAAATTTATATTCCATCGTTCATAATCTTGATATCTCTGTTCTAAGAACTTAATATAAGAGTATGCTTTCTTTAGGGTTGCTTCTCTGTTTTTAATCATTGCATCCATTGCAATAATCTTTGAACGTAACTCTTCATTCTCATCCATGAATTCTTTCATGGCTAATCTAATATCTCGTATCTCATTCTTTGAGAACATAGGTGTATCATCATCTGATTGATAAGGTATATTGTCCATGTCTTTGTGTTTTAATTGTTAGTTTAGACATTGCAACATAACGGAGTGCATCCAATGTGTGGTCGAATCCATCTTGTGGAATATCTGTAACATATCCATATTTGTCTTGTGTGTACTCATAACCATACATTTCATTTATTATATTTTGTGAACGTTTGGTTATATGAAGTTTATAATTTTGTAATACACCTATACCGAATGATTTAGAATCTCTTCCTTTTACCACACCTTTTGCATTGAATCCTGCTCTGTACAATTCTTCTATGTTTCTTGGTTCTGCAGAATCACACCATATCTCATCTTTTTGAATACCGATTTTTCTTAATTTATTAATTAAATCAGATATAGGTAATTGTGATTCGTATAGTACTTCATCTACATAAAGATTATCTCCATTCTTGAATACCGCAACTATTGCAATAGGGTCATTCCATCCCCAGTCTAATCCAAATCCTACAAACTCACCTTCAACATCATCCACTACTTGGAATGTATAGATTGCTTTATCGTTAGGTGCATACTCACCTTTACCATAAATTAACCACTTCTTTGGGTTAGTTTGTTGGAGTGATTCAATTGCACGAACCATTTCTTGTGGTAAGTAAGGATTATCACGATATGTTGTTACATATCGTTCACAATCATCCATCTGTCTTAACCAATGGTAAGGGGATATAGTAGGGTTGTAAGAAAGAATAATCTTATCTTGTGTTCTGATTGATAATTGAAAGTAAGATTCTTCATCTACTTCTGATGCTTCATCTATATACAATATTGTGGATTTAACACCACGAAGTTTATCTGCATCATCTGTATTAAGAAAAAGAAACTGAGTACCATTGGAAAATTTGTAGATTCTATCTGATGTATTAAACTCAGATTCAGAGTATATACCCAACTTAGTTAGGATATCCTTGAAATCCTTCATTACGGTTCGTTTAAGGGACGGTACGGTCTTTCGTACTATGGTTATATCCTTTGGTTCTTTTAAGCCTTCTACGATGAGATATTGAAGTATGGAATACGTTTTACCGCTTCTCGTACCACCAATATGATGAGATATTCTTTTTTTACTCTCTAAAAGGTGTTCAAATGTTACCGCAGTATCAATCGTTATCTCCATTGCTCCCTGATTTGTTTATGTTGATTGATATTTGATGAATCCTCTGGTCTATCTCTGCTCTCATTTCTACCGATGCTTTCTTTGGAACGATAAACTCTAATAATCTTATGTTTAACTTAGCAGCTTCTAATGGATTTTCTTTTCTTATCTTTTCTAAATCTTCTCTAAGTGCATCAATTCCTTCGTTTGCTAATCTTGATATTGCAAGTTTTGCTTGTTCAGTACTTCTATTGAGTGAACCAGGTTTTCTTCCTCCAAGTTTATTACCAGGCTTAAATAAGTGTTTTTTATCTTCCATGTGATTAATCATCGATATTTAATCGTTATACTATAATAACAGAAGGGATAAAAGGAATAGGTGATGGGTTAATAATCTATTATACCTTTTTTCCTACCTCTTGCTTTTCTATCTTGTATGATTTGTTCTGCATCAGTTATGTTCTCCCAACAAAACTTCTGAAAGTACCCATGTCCATCAAATATAAGATTACCTACTTCGTGTAGGTAATCTTTATGTAATTTTCTTTCTTCTTCACTATAAGGTACATTTCTTCTACCCACATCACATGAACCAAATATGTTAGGTGGATACTTAGTTTTTAATTTTTCCTTTTCCTCATTATACTTTTGATAATTCTCATCTTGTAGTAATAATTCTTTTCTTGCTCTTTCGTTTGGTCTTATCTTAGCCATTGAATGGATTTTTAATCATTTCTTTTAAATGTTCTCTTACTTTCTTTATGGATATAAAGGTTGTACTTTTTGAGATACCGATTTTGTTTGCAATTTCTATCATGTATTCATCTGAACCATAATACATTTCGAACAACTTTGCTTTTGGCCACATTCTTGTGTATGATAATCTTTCTAATTCTTTTTGTACCTCATCATAAGCTTCCATCATTCTTATATCATCTTCCAACGCATAAGGTTCATCTTCACAATCGATTTCTTCAACATTATAATCTACTTTTAATTTTTTAGAAGTATTAATTTTGTTTATCCAACGAGTTTGTAAAAATCTGTATAGATACATTAAATTAAATGAATCATCAAAATATATTTTTGAATTACCTTTTTCGGAAAGATAGATATACAAATCACCGATTAAATCTTCTGCATCTTGTGAGTTTTTTGTAATGTTTTTAGCCGATTGAAGTAACCATATATAATGTTTTCTGTGAAGAACTTCTAGTCTTCTACTTAGTTCTTGTTTATTCTTACGGCTTAAATCTATCACTTAAACTCCTTGTTCTTTAATGAAATTATTTATTACATTTACCGCTTCTACCCAATACTTTGCACTACTAGCACAGGCACATGGTTGAACAGAATTAGTTTTGTTTATTCTTTGATACCAATTCCATACAGGTCCCATGTGATGTTCGGGTATGTGATGGTGAATTGAACTCATCACATTCTTGAGATGAGTCCATTCTTCTGCTGTGAATATATCTTGGTAACTCATGATTATTTCAATTTTACTGGTTTATCTAAATCTAAGAATTCTTTTACTGATTCATAGTGTGGATTTTTATCTGATATACCAAATCCCATAGTTGCAAGAACTTTTACTAAATCATTTACACTTTTCATTTTTGTAAAATCTACAAAGTAAAAAATTTCTTCATTCTCATCTATTTTTCTTATTTTTGGTAGGTCTAAACTACCTGTTACTTCTTCAAACATATATTTCCTTTTTTTATTTGTTACATTAATTTTATTCCGTCTTCACACCCAAATAGTGAATTCCATTTTAACCGCCTACGTTCACATCCACAATCTGGTGTATTAAAGAATTTAATTGCAATCCATCCTGCAATATCTTTACCCCAACCAAGGGTAATGACATTGATTAATCCATCTACGATGTTACCAACTTTTATTATGCAAATTTTTCCCATACTATTTTTTCTTATTTTTGTGATAATGTAAAACGTTTTCACTCTGAGTGATTTGTCTTAAATTCCAACTATGATTATTCAGTGCATCATGGTCTATATGGTCAATTACAAAACCTTCTTTTAAAGTATCGTTAACACCATTAAAATACTGATAAACTAATCTATGTACTCTGAGTGAACATCTTATGTTGTGTTCATTGTAAATGTTAGCGTAATAGTATCTTTGATTACCTAATGATAAAACCACTTCTCTTAAATCAGATTCTGATTTAGATTTACCTAATGGTTTTGTTGATAATACTCTACCTTGATTTGTAACGTAATAATATGGGTAACCTTCTATTTCTTTCATTACCTCGTTTTCTCTAAGTGATGTAAAAATCACTTTACTTCTTGTTTTTCTCATTTTTTTTCCCTTTAGTATAAATATTAAATTATTAATTTTTTTGAAAATTTTCATAAATTCTACCGAATTTTTTTAAAACACTCTGTTATATGCTGGGGGGTTTCCTTGTTTTCCTATACACTTTCTCATTCACTTCCCCCCATCTTATTTTTCATAAAGGTGGAAGTTGATACCTTCCACCTTTTTTTTGCTGTGTTATGAATACCATAATCTTTCAAATGTTTCAGGTTTCATAACTGCTGATTTATCCCATTTTATAAAATCTTCTAATAACTGATTGTATGTTAGAGTAGATTCGTCTCTGGGACCTTCATAGATTGATTCTGAGGACATAACTTCTACTGATGGTACACTTACCTCACTTTTAGGTTTTGATGCTGTTGTACCCGTTAATAACTGTCTCTGTAATGGTGTTAATACTTTCATAACTTATTTACTTAATCTTTTTAATAATTCACTTTCAAATTCTTGTGCTGTATAGATGTGATGTGAATCACCCGTTAAGGGTGATTCTACGTTCATCTTCTCTTCATTATAAAATTCAGAATCACTAACTGCTGCTACTGCAATACTATAATCTAAATCTGACGATTTAGATATACTATCTTTCTTTTGTATTCTAGTTTCTTTTGTAGTAATATCTTCTTTTGTTATATGGTGGTTTTCCGAAATCGGTGAAATCCGATATCGGTTTTTTCCATACTCGGTATTTTCTTCGTTCGGTTCTTCGAATGCAACATGACACCAACCTAAGAATTTTCCTGATTTATCATCTCTAACTTTCTCAGATATTATGTATCCATGGGTTACCAGCTCACTCCATATTCTATCGAACTTTGCTTGTCCAACAAAATGTTTGTGTTCTCTTAATATTTGTGCTTTAACTAAAATCCAATCATGTGGTAATGATAAGATGTAACTCAGTAAACCTCTTGCATCAAATGATAGATTTTTATTTTGTAATACTGAATTGGAGATTGGTGTATATCTAACCGAACCTCGTTTTGGACTTCTAATAATTTGTCCATTAATAACTTTGAAATTGTTTTGTTGATTTGCCATAATGTTATCTTATTTTTTAATAGGGGAGGTTTCCCTCCCCTTTGTTTTTACTTTTGTTCTTTTACTATTTCATTCCATCTTTTCTTAGCTTCAAAGTATTCTTGTTTTACTTTAATCCCAATCATACCATTCTTTTCATACTTTTTCATAATGGTTGCTGCTTCTTTTCTTGTGATTTGATTTGCCATTTTACTTTTTAGATTTAAGGAAATCCATACCTTTAAGTGTTTCTACAAGTATAAATATAATCTCAAATAAGAAAACGTACAAAAAAACACTAAAATTTTAAAAATAATT